CAGTAAAGCGTACTAATATGCGTCCGGTTCAGGCTGCTAGATTTGCGGATGCGTTGTTGTCAAGCAGACAAAAAGACGCTGGTTGGATACTCTCGGGGGGTTTCTTCAGGTGATAAATTCCGCTAGTTTGTATAAGGACTAATATGCCTGATTTTGGTTTTGTTGGCCCATCTTACGAAGCACCGTCAATTTACCAAGATGCACAGGAATGTATCAATTTTTATCCAGAAATTGATTCGTTAAAAGCACCTGGTTCTAGGGGTGTGGTTGCTTTATATCCAACTCCAGGGCTAACACAACAGCTTCAACTTGCAAATGCGCCTGTGCGTGGCATGAGGGCATTATCTGGTGGCAATATTCTAATTGCTATCGTTGGCAATACCGTTTATTCAATCAATACGTCAATGGCGTATACGTCTGTTGGTACATTGACTACTTCAACAGGCGTTGTGACGATTACAGATAATATTGTTACGACTTCTGGATTGCTTGTATATATCGTGGATGGCCCAAACCGATACATGTTAGACGTATCTACAAATACATTTACAAAACTGCCTAGCACAGACGGTGCATGGCAAGGTGCAACGGTATGCGATACAGTTGATAATTACATTCTTTACAATCAACCAAACACGCAAAACTGGGGTGCGACTGATTTATCATCGGCATTATCAACCAATCAATATTTTGGTTCAAAAGATGGATCGCCTGATAATTTAATTACTTTGATTGCAGATCATCGTCAAGTTTATTTGTTAGGTGAAGTCACATCAGAAGTTTGGGTGGATGTTGGAAATACAATCACAGGGATTATTACATTTCCTTTTCAAAGAATTCAAGGCACATCAATGCAACACGGTTGTGCTGCGCCTTATTCTGTTGCCCGTTTTGCTGAACAATTTATGTTTGTTAGCAAAGACACAAGGGGTCAAGTCACAATTGGAATGATTCAAGGGTATCAATATCAAAGGTTATCAACTCACGCAGTAGAGCAAAGTTTAATAAATCAAACGGTATCGGATGCGATTGCTTATACCTATCGGATTGAAGGGCATGAATTTTACGTTGTCACTTTTCCAACTGCTGATATTACATGGGTTTATGATTTAGCTTCTGGAATGTGGCATAAATGGTTATCGGTAGATGCTCAGAACGTATTTCATCGTCATCGTTCTAATTGTTATGCTTTTTTTAACGGTATGAATTTAGTTGGCGATTATCAAAACGGAAAAATTTACAGTTTAGATAACAATGTATTTACTGATAACGGTACAGTTATTCGCAGATTAAGACGTGCGCCGCATTTGGTTTCGGATTTGCAAAGGCAATATTTTGATGAGTTGCAGATACAGTTTCAGCCTGGCGTTGGATTATCAACAGGCCAAGGCAATGATCCCCAAGCAATGTTACGCTGGTCTAACGATGGTGGCTCAACTTGGTCAAACGAGCATTGGGTAAGCATTGGAAAGATTGGCAGATATAAAAATCGTGCGATTTGGCGGCGTTTGGGTTGGTCAAGGGACAAAATCTTTGAAGTTGTTGTGACTGATCCTATAAAAGCTGTGATTGTATCTGCAAACCTAAAAGCATCGGTCGGGGATAACTGATGTCAATAAATACAAATATAAACATTCCTCAGAGTCCATTCCTTGACCCTTTGACAGGCAGACCTGCTCGGGAATGGTTAATTTGGTTACAAAACCCAAGCGTAATAAATTTCAATATTGCAAACGCTTTGCCTATTACATCAGGCGGAACAGGTATTCCAACTGCACCTAATAATGGTCAATTATTGATTGGTAATAATAAACAATATTCATTAGGATATATCTCCGGCGATTCAAGCATTGCCGTTGCTGATAACGCTGGTTCAATAGGATTGTCACTTAATAGCACAGGTGTGACTGCAGGACTTTATGGTTCTGGCACTACCATTCCTCAGTTTTCAGTCAATAATAAAGGGCAATTAACATTTGTTCAAAATGTTGCTTTTACAGGCTCGGTTTTTTATACCGCACCATTTAGTGGATCTGTCAGTCGATCTTCTACTTCTAAATGGTCTGACATTGTAAGTGTCAAAGATTTTGGCGCAACAGGAAATGGTACAACTGATGACACCACAGCAATTCAAAACGCAATCAATACTGGCAAAAAAGTTTACATCCCGTCTGGTACTTATTACATTACTCAACCGTTAACAATTAGTACCGCTGGTCAAATGATTGACGGAGATGGTCGCAACGAATCAATATTGAAAATTACATCAACATTTAATTTATCTGCTACTGGTGTAATTATTTTTTCTACTGGTGAGGAAGGGCCACAATTACAAAACTTTGGCATGGCGTTTACTCAACCAGATACATCAACACGCAGCTCTCTTACATCTTATCCAGTTGCAATCTACGCATATAGCACACCACGTTTTACCATTGCTAACTTAAAAATTACAAATGCATCCAACGGCATTAACATGACGGGAAATAGCGGCGGCGCATTTATTGATTTGTTAGAAATGTCTGCTTATGGAACAGGTATCGCCATTGATGGCTCATTAGACACAATTAGAATAAACAAATATCATTTTTATAATTTTGGCATGACTAACAATCAAGCCAGCATTTTTTATAGTTCTGGTACGTTGGCGATTAGTTGCGGTCGATGTGACGGTTTGTTAATGGATGAGTTTTTTAACATTAGCAATTTGGCGTTATATACATTTGCTGGTTCTAGTGGATCGCCGTGGGTTTATATCAACAATTCAGGCTTTGACACTTTTAATGGTATTCACCATACAAGCGGAAAATTAACGGTAAATAATAGTTATTTTACCAATCAAGATACGGGCGGGTTTTATAACCTTACACTTGAATCAGCTAACGGTTGGTCACAATTTAATAATTGTGCTTTTTTTGCCGGTAGTGGAAATGGCGCACCAATTATTTTATCTGCAACATCTGGTTTAGGTAATTATCAACGAGCAACTTTTACTAATTGCATTTGTGAAGGTACACCAAATGGTGCCTATTTTTATTTGTCAGGCATAGGTTCATATTTATCAATAGCAGATACTGTGTTTAGTGCAACAGGTAACAATGCTCGATTTGTATATACAGACGGTTTATCGGCTCAAAAACTTCATTTGGTAAACAACTATATTGATAGTCCGCCTAATTTGACGTATGCCAATGCAATGATTTATGTGTCAACAAACACAAGAGTTTACGCAACTGGCAATCGTATAAATGACAAAGGTTCTAATTCTGGGACGTTTATTCAAATTGTGACGGATAACTATAATTGGGTTTCGGGAAACATTTCACCTGGCTGGACAAACAGTTTTCCAAGTGGATCAACTGGATATTATTCAGGCAATTTAACATGAACATAATTGAACAAATTACCGAAAATGTACCTACTCGTGAACAAATCGAGAAGTTACAAGCTGAAATGACCAATATGCCTCAAGTAGAGGATATGGTTACAGAGCATTATTTCAATGGTGGAATGTATTGTAGAAAGCTATTTCGCAAAGCTGGTACGCTTATTGTAGGTAAAGTTCACAAGCAAGATCATTTATTTATTTGCGCTGCTGGTGAAATTATTGCTTGGTCAGAAAAGGGTATGAGAAAACTGCTCCCAGGCGATATAATCGAGAGTAAAGCGGGTACAAAAAGGGTTACTTTAGCATTAACTGATGCTATTGGAATAACAGTTCATAAAACGGATAAAACGGATTTAGACGAAATTGAAGCTGAATTAATTGAGCCTGATACTTTAGCTTTATATGATTCGGGCAATAAATTAAAACCCAAAGTTTTGGAGAATTAAAAATGTCATTTGTTGCAGCAGCGATTGGAATAGCGGGAGCTGGGGTGGCGGGTTCACTAATTAGTGCAGACGCATCTCAAAATGCGGCAAAAACTATTGCCAATGCTACTACGCAAGGTCAACAAATTATGCAGCAAAACCTGCAAAATTTGACTCCAAACTATACGCCTTACATAAACTTAGGGCAACAAGACGTTAGTACATTATCGTCAATGTTGCCTTCTTTAACACAACAATTTACTCCTGCTGATTTACAAAGCAATTTAGCACCAAACTATCAGTTTATGCTAAATCAAGGTTTGGGTGCAACCAACATGGCTGCAAATGTTGGGGGCGGTGGATCAACGCCTACAACGGCAGCGACACAATTTGCCGAAAATTATGCTGGAAATGCTTATCAAAATGCGTTTAATAACTTTCAGACGCAACAATCAAATATTTATAATAGATTGGCTGGAATCGCAAATATTGGTCAAAATTCGGTATCTGGATTGTCTAATTTGGCTACTGGTACTGCTTCTAATCTTACTAACTTAGGTGTTGCTGGCGCACAAGCTACTGCTGCCGGAACAGTTGGAACTGCTAACGCAATTACTTCTGGAGTTAATAGTTTAGCAAATGCGTATGCTTTACCAAGTATTGCTCAAGGACAACAAAATAATATAGCGCAATTACTTAATCAAAGTACAAATTTATCTAATCCTGTTGCTCAAGCATATCCAGTACAAAACTCAGGCCTAATCCAAGGTCAATTATTGCAATAAGGCAAAATCATGGCTGATTTCGGTATTAATCCTATTAATACAGCAATTCCTCTTGGTGTAAAACAACCAGAAGGAATGAAAATTTCCGATATGCTAAATTTAGCAGGAAAAGGTATAGAGTTACAAAAAGCGCAGCAAGAAAATCAGGATCGCAAAGCGATTCAAGGATTTATGTCTGATCCTAAAAACTATACAGACGAAAATGGCGATATTGATATTGATAAAGCGTCCAAAGTTTTGCCAACTATTGCTCCTTTAATGGGCATAGATCAAGTTAAAAAACTTACCGATTTATCAAAAAATCATACTGAAGCTGTAAAAGCCAAAATGGGGTTTGATTCAGAAGTTCGTAGTGTTGTTGGTGCTACATACAATGCACTTGCTAATGCTAACGAAACAAATCCAAAAGCATATACTCAAGCATTAGATAATTTAAAAACACAATTTCCTGATAATAAATATGTAAAAAAATATGTTGAAGCAGCTAAAGGCAATTTAAATAATGTTGATGATCCAAGCAAATTGCCTAGTATTGCAAAACAAACAGCAATGCAAATGTTGCCTACTACATCGCAAATGGGTCAAGTTTCGTTGGGTACTATTGGAGGTCAACAAGTAGCTATTGATCAAGCAAATGGTACATATCGTGCTATTAATCAATTAGGACAACCTGTTGGTTCGGCTCAACCATTGCCAAATCAAGGTACGCAACAAGCTGCTCCGGTTGCACCGCAACAAACGCAACAAGCTGCGCCGCAGCAAGCACCAATGATGCCTGAAGAAGTACACGCAAGCGCAAAAGAAAACTTGCCTTATCCAGTTCGTCAAGCTGGAACTAATTATCCTCAATTACCAAGTGAACAAAAAGATTTAGAGCAAGGTCAAACATATCGTGCAGGATTGACAGACAGACAAAGTACATTATCATCATCAAGAAGAAATATTGATGAAGTAATTGGGCAAGCACGAAAAATTGAAAATGAAGCAATAAAAATTAATTCATTAGGATTAAATTCCGCTTCAGGTTCTTTGGGTGCTATAAATAGAAAAATTGCTGATATAACTGGTGATCCAAAATATAAGCAATTAAGCAAAGATTTGGCTAATGCTCAAATTGCCAACATGAAAGCTACTGGTGGTTCAATGGATACTGTAGCTGGTCAACATTTAGCAAAACTGGCAAATGGAGATGAAACTTACCCGCCAGAAGTGTTGATTAACATTGCTGAACGCACAAAAGCGGAAATGACAAATATTGATATGCAAGCATCTGCAGCAAATAAATTTGCTCAAAAGTTTGGAGATAACAATATGAAAGCATTTCAGCAAATGTGGAATAAAAATGCTGATAGCAAAGTATTCCAAGCAATTGATATTGGACGAGATAGTAAGCTAACTGCTGAACAAAAGAAAAAAATGATTGATGATTTGATGGGTAATAATAGAGCAGATCGAAAATTGTTTGAGCGTAAATATCAAAACATTCTCAGGCTTTTAAACACAGGGACGCTGTAATGGATGAAATATCAGCATTGATTCTTGGCGAACCTGTAGAAAAACAAGAATCTACTGAGCCACGTCAGTATAAGTATGGTAATTTAGTGACCGATTCTTTGCTTGACGCTTTAAAAGACGTTGAAAGTTCTGGAAATCCATTAACTGTAAACAAACAATCCGGTGCAATGGGAGCATGGCAATTTACGCCTGAAACCGTTGCTAATTTGCATAAACAAGGGATTAAATTTAATCCTTTCGATGAAAAAGAATCTAGAGAAGCAGCAAGACATTTGATTGCAACAAATCTAGAAGCGACTGGTGGTGATCTTAACAAAGCATTGTCAATGTATGGTGGTCACATTACAAAAGACCCAACTTCATATTTAAATAAAATATATTCAAGAATGAAGCAGCCTACACAAACTGCTGAACAAGAATACAAGTATGAACCAGATGACATATCTTCTTTAATACTTGGTGAAGAAAAACCTTCACAAAAACTTATTGAAAATCCAATTGAAAAGCCTGTTTCAGAATTGGACACAAACGCACCTATTGAGCGTGAAAAAGAACCATTAGAAAAAAAACCTGGTAATTGGATGGATTGGGTTGCTGAAAATATTAAATCGTCTGCATTGTCACCTGAAGATCAAAAGCGTGGTGAAGCAATTATTGCTAAAAAAGCAGCACAATTTGATACTTTGTTTGGAGTTGTCCCTGCTCTTACACAATTAGCGACTTATGCAACAGGCAGAGGAATAAGTCTTGCTGCGGGGATGAATGACGCAGAAACAGCGGCAAAAATGGGTGATTTTTCTAAAGAAATAGCCGAAAAAGTTTCATCACCGTTTGCAAAATCATTAGGAATTGATCGTAATGACCCTAACTATGCAAATGAAGCAACACAAAAATTAATGCAATTTGTTGGTGAAAATATTGAAAAAGGTGCTGACTATATTTCAAACAAAACTGGTTTGCCTAAAGATGATACAGAATTTTTATTAAATACTGTTGGAGTAGCACTTGTTCATAAAGCTGGTGGCGAAACAATTAAAGTTGCCAAAGGCGCAGCAGAAACTGCTTTAGAAAACCAGTTTGCAAAACGCAAAGAACCCACGTTTGGAGAAGAAAAATATCGTGTTGGCGGTGAAGTTGCACCTGAAAAGTTAGCAGAACAACCTGTTGCTGAACAACCTGTTGCTGAACAACCTGTTGCTGAACAATTACAAAAACAATTTGAAGAACGCAAAGTTGGTCAAGTTCCTGTTGCAGAAGCAGCAAATGAGCCAATTGCTTCTAAAATTTCTGCTGTTGAAAAGCCTGTAGAACCAGAAATAAAAGTTCCTGAAGAAAATCCTCCTATGCCTAAAACAAAGCCATCCAAGGCTGAATTAGGCGATGCGGAACAAACATTGCGTGATGTTGGCATTGAAAGCGTACGCAAATCCGCTTTAGAAAGAAATCCTAAAGAAGCTAGTTCACAATTTATTACATCACAAGCGGATCAAGGGCCATACGGTTCTGGAATGACTGCTCAAATTAACCATGAAAAAACTGGTTTAAATAATCATTTTGAAAAATTAGCGGCAGATTCTGGTGGAACAGTTGTTCGCTATGGAACGCCAGAAGAAGTTGCAGACAAAATGATTGCAGGTAAATCAGTCAAATCTGGTCTTTCTGAAGGCTATAACAATTGGATTAAAGAAGGTCAAAATCTTTATAAACGTGCTGAAGAAGTGCATGGTGATAAACCTGTTTCAATTGATAAATTTGGTGATTTTTTAAATAAAGACGAACATTTTGCATACACAGAAGAAAAAGGTTTGCAAAACGCAATTCGTGGATTTATGCAACGTAAAAATTTTATGGATAAAGAGGGAAATGTCAGACCTATGACAGTTGCCGAAGCTGAAGAAGTGCGTCAATTTATCAATAATAAATATCACCATGAAACAGCAAGATTAGGCGGTCAACTTAAAGGATTGATTGACGATCAAGTATTTGAACAGGTTGGCGGCGAAACATATCAACAAGCAAGAACACATTGGGGTAAAGGTAAAGATATTTATGAAAACCCCAAAGCTATTGGTGATCTTTTAAGTGATAAAGGCGTAAATCAAAAAATTGCTGATGAAACAGTAATGAATAAAGTTTCCGCTTTACCAGAAAGCCAATTTAATCATCTTGTTGAAACATTAAAAGCAGACAATCAAACCGCTGCAATTAATCAAATTAAAACATCTTTGGTCGATCAGGTTCGCAGAGCAGGTGAAAGCGGTATTAATCAACCATTTAATAGTATCGCTGCTGCTAAAGAAGCTGCAAAACTTAGTGAAAAATTTAAAGTTGCGTTTGCTGATGATGCAAAAGGTTTAGAGTCATTTTACAAAGGTATTAAGGCTGCTGACATTTTACATATACCAACTAAATATCCAGGCGCAGCAGTTCAAACACATTTATTAAAAACAAAATTTTCAGATATTGCGCTACAAAGAGGAATAAGCGGCACGTTAGGTGCTGCTGGTACTTATTTAGGCGGCCCAACTTTAGGCGGCATGGGTGTTGCGGCAGGTGAAATTGCTGGAAGTAAAATGTCCCAAGCAAGAATTTCTAAGCGTCAACAAAAGCAGTTAAAGAAAGAATTAACAAACCTTCGTGACATTGGCAAATAATCATGGATTATCAATCGGCATTTAATACAGTTTTTGGGATATTACTTGGTTTGGTCGTTTGGCTAGTGAAAGTTATTTGGGATTCTAGCGAAGAATCAAAAGATAAAATTAAAGATTTTTACGAAAAAATGCACTCGGATTTTGTAAAGCGTGATGATTTCAAAGAATCTATGAGCGAAGTTAAAACAATGCTTAACAAGATATTAGACAAACTTGATTTGAAACAGGATAAATAATGGATCCGATTACCGCACTATTAAGTATTGGTAATACGCTTATTACTCGATTGTTTCCAGACCCCGCACAAGCGGCGGCGGCGCAATTAGAGTTAGTCAAGATGCAACAAGCAGGTGACTTGGCGGCTATTAGCGGTCAGATGGATATTAACAAAGTAGAAGCAGCAAGTACGAGCATATTTGTATCTGGCTGGCGGCCTTTTGCAGGTTGGGTATGCGGCTTAGGTTTAGGTTACGTTGCTATTATTGAACCATTAGCAAGATTTGTTGCAACGATGGTCGGATACCACGGCGCATTTCCAGTTATTGATACATCGCTAACCATGCAAATATTGATGGGTATGCTCGGTATGGGCGGTTTGCGGTCGCTAGATAAAGCAAAGGGTGTTGCCTCTAAATGAATTGGAACAGGTGTTTTGTTTTATTGTTGCAATCAGAAGGGGGTTACAGCGATGACCCGGAAGACCCAGGCGGTCGCACAAACTTGGGTGTCACGCAAGCCGTTTGGGAATCGTGGGTAGGTCGTGCATCAAACGAAAAAGAGATGCGTAACCTAGTTCCTACAGACGTAGAACCATTGTATAAGCGGAAATATTGGGATGCGTGTCGCTGTGATGATTTGCCGACAGGTTTGGATTATGTTGTATTTGATTTTGCTGTCAATGCTGGGGTTGGTCGCAGCATTAAGACTTTGCAAAGTTCTGTTGATGCGACGGTGGATGGGCAGCTAGGAAAAATGACATTGGATGCTGTGTCCAAGTTTCCAACAGATGTAACCATCTTTCGGTTTTCTGACGAAAAAGTTAAATTTTATAAATCATTACCAACATTTTCGACATTTGATAAAGGTTGGTTAGATCGTGTTGAACGTGTCAAAAATGACGCATTAAAAATGGTGGACTAAATGGCTACGAATTTTACATACAAAGATGAACGTAAAGGCACTCAAAAAAGCAATTACGAAGTTGTGAAAGACCAAGTAAAAGAATTGGCAAAAGAATTAAAAAAGCATGAGCAAACACCAATAAATAAGGCGCATCCTTCTGCGCCTAAAAAGTAATTATTTTTTTTGGCTTGGCGGTACAAAACCAAACCGCTTAAATGTTTCAGCTACGTTTGTTTGATTTGCTGGCACATACTTGAATTTTGGGTCTAGTAACGATGGGTTTTGCATTTTTCACCATTTTGTAAAGTTTATAAGCACGACTTGGATGCCATTTATCTAAAATAACACAACCTGCCCTACGCAGTTCGCCGACACGGGTTGATAGTTTCATCGTACCCGCTTCACGTAATGCGTCTAGGGGCGATTTCCAGCCTTTCTTGAGGCATTTAATAATTAACTCTTGTTGTGTCATATAACATCCGATTTGTTAAAAATGTAAATGATTGTTACTACAGGTAGATTTTTTTTATTACTGTCCAACTTAACTCTGCGTGCTTGTGTGGTTTGTTCATGTTGTTTCCTTTTCTGGTTGGACTCGATATTCTGTATCTTCATTCCATTGAGGATTTTCAATTTCCTCCCAATCGTTAAATTCGTCTTTGCGCTCAATAACAAGACCTTCTGCCCAAGCGACAATCAGTTTGTAATGTTTGTGTTTCATTGAAGCCACCAAATAATGACGGGGGTGAAAATCAACAACCAGCCTACGCAAGCTAATAAGATTTGTTTCATGTTGCACCTATATGATTGATAACAATGACATATTAAGCGATCTTAATGTATTACGCAAGCTAACTTAACAAACTGTTGTAAAAAGGGTGCGCCTACTAGGGGAACAAGGAGTTTGGGACACCCCGTTCGGCGCAGAAATCATAGACCTTTGCATGTTTTGAAATATTGTAAAAGGTGATCGAAACAATCAAACGCTAATTGCAAATCATCCTCAGAATGTTCAATGATTTTTACATCACCTTGTTCTGTAAAAAATACGTTAGCGCATCTGGCTTTGGGCATATTCAAACCAATGCGGTAAGCGGCAAGTTGCATCAATTGATCGTCGTATGCTTTGATTGATTCTAAGCTACCTTCTTTGCTCTTAAAATCAACGACAATCCCATCACAATGTAGGTCAACTTTGCCACCAAATCCCATTGGGTCGCTAAATGACCTTTCTGAAATCCAGTTACGATCACCAAAATGCGAATACAAGGAACGATCAATTTCAATGCAATACGAAGGCCAGATACCAATGCGTTGTTTAGTGTAAAAATTTTCCAACACATCGTGCATCCTTGAGCCTCTTTCCATAGCGTCCTTACCCGTCGCTTTGGAATCCAGCATCACACGAGCAATCCAGTCTACTTCTGACTCGCCATCTTCCCGTGGTAAGGTCAATGCCGCCAGTAAGACGTTTTGCATCTTCCACGATTCAAGTCCAGGCTTGTGCAACAAACCTAAAATCGTAGTCACAGATGGCACAAGACCTAATTTTCGTGCATCACGAATGGTTGTGTTGCGCTCTTTACCGTTTGACCCGACAACCGTATATGCTGGTTGCCCATCTTTAGAATACCAATGTTCGCTCATATATCACCTATTAAAAAGGTACGTCATCATCCATATCTGCTAAAGATGCAGCTTTGGGTTTCATCCCGCTATAAACGGGTTTGCTATGGTCAACTGGTTCTGACTTGCCACCAAGCATTTGCATCTGATCTGCCACAATTTCAGTCGTGTATTGGTCAACACCATCTTTCTGCCATTTGCGAGTGGTCATGCGACCCGCTAGAAAGACCTGTGAGCCTTTTTTAAGGTATTCCCCACATATCTCTGCCAGCTTGCCAAATGCGGTCACACGCACCCATTCTGTCGTTTCTTTTTCTTTGGACTTGTATCCAACGGCAATAGAAAAGTTACACACAGCACCGCCAGAAGGTGCAAAGCGTAGGTCAGGGTCTTTGCCCAAGCGACCAATAAATTCACAACGGTTAAGGTCATTACTCATTATTTTTTCTCCTGTAATGTTTCTTTCATGCCTTCATAAAACGCTTGAAGCGATGCACGTTGTTCTACGTCAGCGATTTTGTACCATTTTGCAAATGTAGCTTGCAGGTCTGGCAACGTCTTTTTGGTATTCATTTCGTCCACCGCTTTGTCACCGTCAAACATCAGTTTTACAGGTGCAGACTTTGTTGCGGCGTTACCGTCATCATCTTCACTTGCGATACATAATGCGGATTGGATTGAATACCGTTTTGCATAAGAAAGTGCCGAGCCGTAACCTTGGGCATCTTGTTTGGTAGCGGGTACAAACAATTTCCCAAACGACATTTCTTGACCCGATTCATGAATCAGTACGGTTTCAACACATACACCACCTTCTGCGTCGTGTGTTTTTTGTACAACAGCTAAACCGTTGCTAGCAAGGTGCGGTCTGACAGCGTCAATGACGGAAACTAGACTTGAGTACGACGATTTAAAATGAGGATTTTTACTATCTTTGGCGGCGTGATTCATACTGCTTTGCGCCTTGACTAATGCTTTGGCTAGATCTTGCATATATCACCTGTATTGGATTGCTAGCTTGATTGCTAGTGAAGTTATCTTAACAGACAATTTAGGTTGTTGCAAGCAAACTTAACATTAAGTAAAATGAAGCTATGAAACATAAAGAAATCATAAACATACTGGGTGGTACGACGAAGGTGGCCAAGATGTGTGGAATTAGTCCCGCTGCCGTTTCGCAATGGCGTGTTGCTGGTGTGCCACAAGAAAAGCTAATCTTTTTAGCGGCGCAACTTGAAAAGCATAGCAAGGGCAAATACACACGCAAGTGTTTATTTCCCGCATCTTGGCATGAGATCTGGCCTGAATTGCAGCCCTGAGAAAAGCCAGGGAACGAGAAACCAAATCGCTCAAAAAGGATGGTGACTGTTAGGAAAAGACTAACTCCCCTTTTTTTGCTATAATTAAATTGTTGGCGTGAGAACCAATGAGAGCCGTTTAGTCTGTGTCTTGCCCCGTAAATAAGGGGTTCTCACCAAGATGCAGATTAAACGGTTTTTGCTTTTCACGACTTCCGTCAGGGAGCGTTATCAAATGGGGTTAAATCGCCCGCACCCAAGAAAGATTGGCCTTGACCACACCCGCAAGCGAGCCACGCAGACTTAAATGGGTACTGCACAAGACATACGGAATTGGTGGTAAACAAGCGTATGTTCGATTGAACATTAACTCCGGTAGGATTGGTAGCTATTTGTGCATAATTCAATAAAGGTTATTACTCTGGTAAAGCTATGGATCAGGACTGAATAGCCAACGCTATCCACCCTTGTATAGGCTATTTGCTAATTATTTAATAGAATATTTACAACAAAAAGCAAAAAAGGCTTGCACAGACTGTTAAGTTGGCTTAATATCTAGTCATGGCAATTACGCCATACAACAAATACAGGTGAAATGATGAAATTTAGCAAACAAAAAATAATGCAACACATTGAACAAAAATTGATTTTGTTGGAACGTGAGTTTGGTTTTGACCCCAACAATGGTTCAGATCAATTAAAAACGGCATCACAAGAAACAATTATTGCTTACGGCGAATATGAAGCCTTAAATTCGTTGTGGGATGACATAAACAATGGGTTTGAGTTGGTGCAACCATGACATTACATCCAGACGCTGGTCGCAACGATCATATACACGGTGATGAACATTTATCCGAGTTTGAAGAATTTAACGTAACCGTGACCGTAACCAAAAAAATCGTCATCAACATTCTTGCAAAAGACTCAATTGACGCATTGGAATGTGTCAAAGACAACATGGGGTACGAGTTGTATGTATCCGAGATTGATGACGCAGAAATTATTGATACAAAATATGAGGTATCAGAATGAGCGAAAAGATTGATTACATGGAGCGTCCCGAATACAAAGGCTTTACGCTTGAGCAATGCGCCACCAGACCGAATAGCTTGGACTTGCTGTACAAACCTAGTCGTATTGAAAACACCCTTTTTTACCCTGACGGACGGATTCAACATGTCACCCCAACAGACAAAAATAATTGACACGGTGATTGCCCAAAACGGTAAGTGGATAAACGCAAGGGCAATCGCTGAGTTAACAGGTGTCAAGGATTACAACGTGCATAAAATTATGACGATGGTGCAGTATCCTGGCATCCAACGGGCAAAGGTAGCAATGGAAGGCAGTCGTACACCGTTTACCGCATGGCGATTTAGTGGTGCTGATACAAGCTGTGAAGAAGCAATTAACTTGGCAAGAAAACACCCTGGAATCTGGGGACAACTGGAGTGGTCAAAATGAAAGACGAATGGAAAACGCTGGCGCAGGACGCTGGATTTGATACTGAATTTATGTCTAAGCTGATGCTGGTGCAGCTTGAAATCTTTGCCGCATTGGTTGAGCGTGCGGTATTTGAAAGTTTGATTGAAGAGGCAAAATGAATAAGCGACTTAGGGTATTGGCTGAACAAGCGGGGTTTGTTACATCACACCGTGGGGTCGGAGGCATCGGTTGGATCTGGGTGAGCGACGGCTATCCGATTGATAACCAGTTAGAACACTTTGCCGCTTTAGTCCGTGACGATGCGTTAGAAGAGGCGGCGAAACGCATTTATGACCCCAAAGACACTATGGTGTCCATGTCCGAGGGATGCTGGAGAGAATGCTGCGCCAACGAAATCAGAAAACTTAAGGATAAGCCATGAAGATTTTGAAATGTTCAATTGTGTTTTTACTCGTGCAAATTTTGTTTGCTTTTTTTGCATGGTTAAGCGGATATAACTTTGATGAACGAGGGGTTCATATTGCAATTGTGGCCTTTATTAGCTTGGTTGTTGGATTGTGGGCAATCGGGGAATTTTTGAATATTGTTAGGGAATAACCATGAACAAACTCGATTTGATTATTGATGCGCTGAAATGCGCCGTTGATATCGGCAAGGAGATGACATGAACATTGTCATAGCAAGCGTTTGTATTATGTTTGGATTGTGGGGCATGGGATTTTTTATTGGTTTTGGGCTTGAGTGCTTGGGAAAACAACTAAGGAGATTGAAATGAACCGTGAACTATTACAAAAAGCATTGGACATAATTAAAAAATCTCGCAGCGGCTATGGCGATGATTATCATTCAGAAGATGAACGTAATGTTATTGCAGCACTTGAAGCAGAGTTAGCCAAGCCTGAGCAAGATTGGGATTTACTTGCAAAAACTCAGGAGTCGCTCCGTGAACATATGGCACGGATTAAGGAGTTGGAGGCAGAGTTAGCCAAGCAAAAAGCATTGGACAAGAAAGCCGAAAATGCCCGTGAACTAGGGCTGGATTATGAGGTTGAGCAAGAGCCTGTTGCGTGTATCGTCGGCGGCGAAGTGTACTTAGCGGATGAAATTGATTGGGAAGAACTTGGCGGAACACCGCTATACGCCGCACCACCACGCAAACCGTGGGTTGGATTGACGATTACAGAGCGTGAGCAAATACAGCAAGAGTGTTTTGGCAAAGTTTTTTACCATATTGCATTTTCTTATGCAATCGAAGCTAAACTCAAGGAGAAAAACATATGATTGAAATTTTACTAGCCTATACTTTACATTCTTTCGAAGCTAATTGGGGATGGTGGTCACTATTTGGCTGTGCGCTTTTTGTCAAATATTACCAGTTACTGTTTGTAATGATTGACGTTGCAAAACATATGGGTCTATGAAATATTACCTATGTGTGTTGGGGGTGTCATTTGTTTTGGCACTCATTCTAAAATTTATCGTATGGCGATTGTTAAAATGACATTTGCAGAATGGTGGGCGATGTATCCCCGAAAGGTATCCAGACGGGAAGCCGAAAAAGCATGGCATAAGCTGTCACCACAAGATCAAGACTCGGCAAGTGACGCATTGCCAAACCATATACAGTATTGGAAGCTAAAGGATACGTCTAGCGAGTTTATTCCTCATGCTAGTACATGGATTAATCAAGCTAGATTTGAGGATGAATTAGACATGACAGAAAAGGCGCAGAAAGCCCCTAAATTGCCTTGGTACAGCACAGAGCAGCTAACGCTAGAAAAAGGCAGGGAAGTTGCAATCAATCCCTTGCCAGGCGAGGACTTTGGTCAGTTTAGGTCTAGGATTGCTAAACGTATAGCGGAGTTAGCGTAATGCCTTATGCAAAACCAACATCGCAAATGTCTATTTTTGAAGAACAGCAAGGCTGGGAAGCTGAATGGCAAGATATGCCTGAGTTTGTACAGCAAAACTTATTGCCAGAAAAGTCTATAAAAGTAAATTTTGCTTCTATTGAAGATATGAAAAAATTTGCTGATCTTATTGGGCAAATTATTACGATAGATACGCAATATGTATGGTTTCCAAAAGCTGAAATTCAAATGCTAAAAAACAAACTTTATGTTGATGAAGAATGAATCCTGGTTATCCTATTTATATTATTTCCAAAGGCAGATGGGAAACAAGGCTAACTGCAAAATCCTTGGAAAAAATGAATGTGCCTTATTTAATAGTGGTGGAAAAGCAAGAATATGAAAATTATGCCAATGTAATTGATAAAAACAAAATATTGATTCTTCCTCAAAAATATTTAGATGAATATGATACGTGTGATGATTTGGAAGCAACAAAGAGTAAGGGGCCTGGCGCAGCACGAAATTTTTGTTGGGAACATTCCATTCAAAACAATGCTGATTGGCATTGGGTTATGGACGATAACATTAATGGATTTACCAGGCTAAATCAGAACTTAAAAGTAAAAGTTGGTTCAGGAACAATTTTTAAAGTTTGTGAAGATTTTGTAAATCGTTATGAAAATATTTCCATCGCTGGTTTAAATTATGAAATGTTTGTCAAACGCAAAGACACGCCACCGCCATTTGTTTTAAATACTAGGATTTATTCTTGTTTGCTTATAAAAAATAGCATCCCTTTTAGATGGCGTGGTAGATACAATGAAGATACAGATTTATCATTAAGAGTGCTAAAAAATGGAGATTGCACATTACAATTTAATGCTTTTTTGTGCAATAAAGTGACAACTCAGCGAATGAAAGGCGGAAACACTACAGAATTTTACGAAAAAGAAGGAACATTTAATAAATCTAAAATGCTTGTTGATTTGCATCCAGATGTATCAAGAATGTTATGGAAGTTTGATAGACATCATCATTACGTTGATTATGGTGCGTTTAAAAAAAATAGATTGATTAAGAAAGATATTATTGTGCCGCCTGGTGTTAACAATTATGGAATGAAACTGATAGAGGTAAATAATGAATGAAGATAACGCTAACGCAGCTATACAATATATTTGGGATAACGCACCTAAATACGCTAAAGCACGTCAAGAATTGGCAGAACTGGAAACATTCAAATCTAGCTTAAAAGCGTTGGAGATGAAAAAGCATCCGGATTTGCCTGTGTCGGCGCAAGAGCGTGAAGCGTATGCTAGTGCCGAATATCAAAATCATTGCAAAGCATTAGGTGAGGCAACGTACAATGTAGAGTTGCTACGTTGGCGATTAGCAACGGCGCAGATGCGCTTTGATGCGTGGAGATCTGAGCAAGCGAACAACAGAATTATGGATAAGAAATTTATATGAGTGCATGGTTGATAGTCGTGACGGGATTGATTTATAGTTATATCTCCCTTGAGCAAGGGATAAAAGGTAATTATCCACTTGCTATCACCTACTTCGGCTATGCGCTTGGCAATGTCGGACTTTATCTTCTGGCGGACAAATGAAAGATTATGCAGAAAGTTATTTTGATTTGACCAAATACACCAAACAATTTTACGAGCAAGCGTTAAAGAACGATTGGGAAGCAGCATTTAAGCAAGTGTCAAACATTGTTGAACAAGCAGAAATTTTGGCGAAAGAAACTCGGGACAAATACGTTGAACAAGTTAGAAAAGAAACATTATGATTGTTTGGCATCGTTTGGTTGCATACTGTGTAACTTTTTGGGATTGGGTGAAACGCCCACGGAAATACACCACATCCGACACGGGGGTTTACGCAAAAACGC